CCAAAAGTTGATCTAAACGAAGGTCTCGATAGAACTATTGCAGTTTGGCAGAACATTGTCGATAACGACCTAGAATTTAACGTCAAAAAGAAGTTTAGTATTGGGAAATAAACCGGCTTGACAAAACGATCCTTTGTGCTATACTTATAAAGTACATACAGTAAACGGAGATCTTAGCTTACTATGGCAAAGGCAAAAGTAAAGCGTAATATTTCGGCTAACGGGATGACTATTCCTGATTGGAGTATTATCAAACGAGATATTAAGCCTTTTAAAAATCATAACGGAGTTCTAATGGACTATAAGCGTCTTTACGACTCTGCTATGTACTATGTTCATTATGAAGTGCCTCTTAAGACTTTGGTAACAAGTTTTATTAAGTATGCTGAACGTTTTGATAAAAAGAAAGCTGCATTACTAAAAGTTTTGCCCGACTATGAGTTTATGAGCGCAGGCAAGTTTGCTTACATGGCGCTCAAAGGTGTTGATATGGAAGAGTCAACACACGAATTTCTAGAACGCAAATACAATGAATTTTTAGAAAAAGCAAACAAACTTTCAAAAGTTAAGAGGGCTGTTGAATCCGAAAAAGTCAAGATGCCTGTAATGTCTATTCAGGATCGTATGCGTGAACAAGTATACGGACTTTGCGGACAGTGGGACGAGTATGTTGACCAACTGTGTTTCGGCAAAGACTTTGACCTTGCTAAGTTTGATCCTCACGCTCAAATGCAGAGTCATAACTCAGGCGTTATCAAAGCAGCTCACGCTAAAATTATTAAAGACATGTATACCAACCAATACAACGAAGCTCAAGAAGTTGTAGAATGGAAGGACGAGCAGATCAAAGAAGGCTATGCATACATGAACGTTAAGAAGCGTAAAGAGTTTCTAGCATTTTATGAAAAGATTATGGTTGCCTGCGATACATTTATTAACACCGGTAAGGCTGTGCGTAAACCCCGTGTTAAGAAGGCACCTAGCAAGGAAAAGCTGATCTCCAAGATCAAGTTTAAGGAAAGTGAACCTAGCATCGGTCTTGCAAGTGTTAATCCACTGAGCATCATTGATAGTGGTATTTTGTGGGTATATAACACTAAGAATCGCAAGCTAGGCTGCTATGTTGCAGATTCTATGGCTCAGGTACTAAGTATTAAAGGTACTAGCATCGTTGGATATGATCCTAAGAAGAGCTTGCAAAAGACTGTTCGTAAGCCGGAGATTCTTAAGGGCGCAAACAAGCTATCTAGGACAAAAATCCAAAAGCAGTTCGATGATATCAGGGCTACAGAAACAGAAATGAATGGGCGTTTGAACGAGCATATTATTCTAGTTAGTACGTTCTAAATAGATAAATAGTATTATGCCAGCAAACCAAATAGGATATAACGGACGTTTAGACTTAATTCGAGAGCTACAATTGCGTCTTGCTGACGGTATTGTAGACGTTGAATTAGATCGTGAACATTACGATGTTGCAATTGATAATGCTCTTGCAAAGTATCGTCAGCTAAGTTCAGGTTCAGTAGAAGAAAGTTTAATTTTCATCGAAACACAACCTGATGTAACTGAATACACTCTCCCAGACGAAGTACAAGAAGTACGACGAATTTATCGCAGAGGTATTGGTACAAACAGCGGTGGCGGCACAAACTTTGATCCGTTTGACGTAGCATTCAATAACATGTACATGCTACAAGCAGGACAGATTGGTGGCCTTGCTGTATTCGATGCTTTCGCTCAGTACAAAGAAACAATTGGTCGTGTGTTTGGTAGCGAATACAACTTTTTATGGAATCGTAACACCAAGGTACTAAAACTACTACGTAACGTTCGTCATGACGAAGAAATTATGATTGGTGTGTACAACTTCATTCCTGAAAACGTACTGTTAAAAGATGTATATGCGAGCCCATGGTTAGCTAGTTATGCGCTAGCATTATGTAAGCATTATCTAGGCGAAGCTCGTAGTAAATTTACTAGTGGCTTACCAGGTGCCGGCGGCGCCATTCAGCTCAACGGCACAGAACTAAAACAAGAATCACAGCAAATGCAAGAGCAGCTAAAGCAAGAACTTCATAACATGGAAGAAGGCAATAGTCCTCTTGGTTTTATCATAGGTTAAACATGATTATTGGTTTGATTGGCTTTATCGGCAGCGGCAAGGATACTGTTGCACAGGAATTCGTAAAACTAGGTAGTAAGAAGGATAGTTTTGCAGCACCGCTTAAAGATGTATGTGCGGCAATGTTTGGTTGGCCCCGAGAACTTCTTGAAGGCGATACAAACGAAAGTCGAGAATTCCGTGAAACACCCGATATGTTTTGGACTCGCAAATTAGGTATTGATAATTTTACACCTAGACTAGCACTTCAGCTCGTAGGCACAGACGTACTACGCAATCAATTCTCACAAGATATTTGGCTTAACAGTTTAGAATATCGTATTAGAAAAAATACATCCAGCCGAGAATGCATTGTAATCAGTGATGCTCGCTTTAAGAATGAGCTTGAACTAATCAAAGAAATGGGCGGCAAGATTGTATGGGTACGCCGAGGCGAACTGCCCGAGTGGTTCGACATTGCTTCTAGCGCACACACCGGCAATGCAGTAAGCCGCAAAATTATGCAGACACGCTACAGAGATATTCATGAAAGTGAATGGAACTGGGTAGGCTTCAAACCTGACTACACTATTTTCAACACTGGTACTATCGAAGACCTACGTGACCGCGTAGCCGAAATCAATCTAAATATCAAGAAACCTCAGCTAGTAGCCATTTAAGGCTATTTAGCATTTTCGCTCAGTTTTGTTGCACCCGGTAGTCGTATAATACCGGTTTTCTCCGTTTTCGCATAAATACTTGCATAGGAAACTTACTTAAACCTATCTACGGGAGAATAACATGGCAACATTAGTTTCACCTGGTGTAAGTGTAAGCGTAACAGATGAGAGCTTCTATGCTCCAGCTGGTACAGGCACAGTTCCTCTTATCATTATTGCAACAGCACAAGATAAGACAACTCCAGACGGTAGTGGTACCGCAGCTTATACTACAGCAGCAACAGCAGGCAAGGTTCAATTGATTACCAGCCAAAGAGACCTGCTTACAAATTTTGGTAATCCAATTTTCAAGACAAGTGGTGGTACACCATTACATGGTCATGAGCAAAACGAATACGGTCTAATGGCAGCTTACAGCTTCCTAGGTATCGCAAATCGTGCTTATGTACTACGTGCAAACATTGACCTAGATCAATTAACAGCAAGCGCAGATGCACCAAGTGCAAATCCAGCTAATGGCGCATACTGGTTAGATACAGCTAACACAGTTTGGGGTCTAAAGACATGGAGCGGAAGTGCATGGGTTCGCCAAACTGTTAGTGTTCCAGCAGCTACTGACATGGACACACCAACATCGCTAAAACCAGCATATGGTAAGAATGGCGACTTTGCAGCAGTTTACTTTAATAACTTAGGCGATACTGCTAGCTCAGTTAAAATTCATCAGAAGATTGCTGGTGCATGGTATGTAGTTGGTTCAGGTAGCTGGGATTCAGCAAGTGGTAAAGACTTCCAAGTAAGTCGCCACACCAACCTACCAAGCACAAAGAGCGGTGGTGGTTCACTGTCATCAGGAGACGTACTACTACAGACTAACGCTCCTAACAATGGTACAAGTATTGTAGTTAAGGTTTACAGCAACGGCCAGTGGGTAACAGAGACAGTAAACCAATTTCAATTCTCTGCATCAGTGTTTGACGCTTTAGGTTCAACATTAAGTGAAGGCGATTTATGGGCTGACTTTACAGCAGCAGACGCAACAATCGTACTTCGTCGTCACAACGGTGCAAGTTCATTAAGTGCAACTTCAAGCGCAGCATTAAGTGTTGTTAACGTAACAGGTCATGCAGGTAAAATTTCATTGGTCGTTACAGTAAATGAAGGTACACCAGTACCTGTAACACTTCTTTCAAACACATCAGGTAACGCAAGTGTTGATGATATTGTTGCAGATATTAACGGAGCACTTTCAAGCGCAAACTCAACAGTTAGCTTTACTTCAACTGTGATTGCTACAAACGTAAGCGGTAAAGTTCGCATTACTGATACTGCTGGTAGAGATATTCTACTTGAAGCAGGTAACGTTGCTGGCTTCGATCCTACTGATCTAAACTTAGTAGAAGATGTTCCTTACACCAATTGGGAAGAACTAAGCTACGAAGCAAGCGCAACAGCAATTACAGGCGAAACTGCAAACGGTACACTATGGTATGATAATGTAATCAGCGCAGACAACATTGACATTCTATACAACGATTCAGTCGATGGTTGGAAAACCTATACCGGTGATATCCAAGTAACAGCTTCAGAACCAACTAAGCAGAGCGACGGTATTACATCACTTTCAGACGGCGATCTTTGGATTGATGGTGGAGATTTAGAAAACTTCCCAATGATCTACAAGTGGAACGGCACAGACGATGTTTGGGTACTAGTGGATAACACAGATCAAGTAACCAGCGACGGCATTTTGTTTGCAGATTTCCGTCCACGTGCAACACCACTTGCAACTACAATGGACGCTGACTCACCAGCTGAGGCAAGTTTCCCAGTTGGTATTCTAGCATGGAACAAACGTGCTAGCGGTGGTAACGTTAAAGAATATAACGAAGTATACATTGTTTCTGGTAATGACATTGGTCCTAAGTGGGTTGACTACTCAGGTAACAAGTCAGACGGTTCACCATACATGCTACGTAAAGCTCAACGTGCAGCAATTGTACGTCAGATGCAGGCAGCAGTAGCAGCCAGCGAAGAAGCAAGAAACGAAGTAAATCGTTTCAACTTAATCGCTTGCCCAGGTTACCCAGAACTAATTGATGAAATGGTAAGCCTAAACGTTGATCGTAAGGAAACAGCATTTATTGTTGCTGATGCTCCTCTACGTCTAGCAGCAAGTGCAAGTGCAACTCAAGCATGGGCAACTAACACTGCTAATGCAGACGGCAATGGCGAAGATGGCCTAACAGCCAGCTCACCATATATTGGTGTTTACTATCCACATGCGTTAACAACTAACCTAGATGGTACAAACGTTCTACAGCCAGCAAGTCATGTTGCTCTACGTACACTAGCATTTAACGACCAGGTTGCTTTCCCATGGTTTGCACCAGCTGGCTTCCAGCGCGGTCTAGTAAGCAATGCTACAAGCGTAGGTTACTTAGATGCAGCTACAGGTGAATACGTAGCAGTTGCACTAAGCGAAGGCCAACGTGATAGCTTGTATGTAAACAAGATCAACCCAATTGGCAACTTCCCAGGTCGTGGTCTAGCAGTGTTTGGTCAGAAGACTCTAAACCCTGTTTCAAGCGCACTGGATCGTGTTAACGTTGCACGTCTAGTTGTTTACCTACGTGAACGTCTAGATGATATCGTTAAGCCATTCTTGTTTGAACCAAACGATGAAGTTACACGTCAGAACGCAAAGGTTGTAGTTGACCGTTTCCTAGGTCAGCTAGTAACACAGCGCGGTCTCTTTGACTTCTTAACAGTTTGTGATACAACAAACAATACACCTGCAAGAATTGATCGTAACGAACTACACATTGACATTGCTATTCAGCCAGTCAAGGCAGTTGAGTTCATCTACATTCCAATTCGCATCCAGAATACACTGGGCGCATCGCAGTAAGGTTGGTTCCTTACCAAACAGAAAAAGGGGCAGCAATGCCCCTTTTTTTGTCAAATTAAAACATGAGTTTATGATTTTTCTAAATATTTGATAAATATTTACATAGAAAAGAACTAACCGTTCGTAGGAGAACAAGATGGCAAATATTAATACAACAGAAACCAGATCAAAGTTTGGTGTTCCTGTTACCGGTAACAGTGGCTCAGGCATTCTAATGCCTAAGCTAAAGTACCGTTTCCGTGTTAGCTTCTTAGGAGGTTTCGGTGGTGAAGCTGAGTCAAGAGTACTAACACAAAACGTACAGAACGTTAGCCGTCCAAAGATTACATACGAAGAAGTAACAATTGATAGTTACAACTCAAGAATGTATCTACAGGGCAAGCACAGTTGGGAGCAGATCTCAGTTGTTGTACGTGACGATATCACAAACAGCGTAACCAAGCTAGTTGGCGCACAAATCCAGCGTCAGGTAAACCACTTCCAGCAATCAACACCAGCAGCAGGTTCAGACTATAAGTTTGACATGCAGATCGAAATCCTCGACGGTGTTAACGCTGGCGCAAGTGAAGTTTGGTTCCTAGAAGGCTGCTTCTTAACTAACGTTGATTACAGCGATAGTGATTACAGCACCAACGAACCAGTAACAGTAACAATGCAGGTTCGTTACGATAACGCTACACATTATCAGGGTGATAACGATGTTAACGGCAGAACAAGTGCTGGTAACCCATTCCCAGATAACGTTGGTCTAAACGAGCTAGGCACAAACGCTTAATAGAAATTAGTATAGCCGGCTTTGTCCGGCTATACATTTTCTTTTGATTTAGGATCTGATGCATGAGTTTATTTGGCAAAGTTTTTGATATCTTTGGTAACGGCGGAAACAATAAATTCTATGCAAGAGATTTTCGTAATGCATATACTTTCCGTCCAGACCAAAATCCACCTCGACAAAAGTTTCAAGGATATGTAAACTTTATCCTTAATCGCTCTCTGTTTGGTCAACAGTGGTACAAAGACAGCGCAGCATTTAGAACTCAAATTAGTAGTTTAGTTCGAACAGCAAGTTTACCTGAAATAGAATTCAAAACAGAAACTAAGAATTCTTACAATAGAAAACGTATTATTAACACAGGCGTAGAATATCAGCCTGTGGACATCAAAGTATTTGATACTATTAATAATGAATGGCTAGTACTGTTTATGAAGTACTACAGCTACCATTACATGAATCCACGTAACAAACAAGACGGATCACGTGATGGCGTAGGCGGTGATGACGCTAACAAGTCGGCCGCCTATCTAAACGACAATTCTATTTTTGGTAAAGAAAGCGGATTCAATAGCAACGGTTACGGCTATAACTTAAACCTGTCATCAAATTTCTTTGAACGAATTGACTATGTTGTATATCACGGTAATAAAGGTGTGCAATATAGTTTGTTTAATCCTGTACTGACAAGATTTAGAACAGGTGAAATAGATTATTCAAGTTCAGATGTTATGGAATTTGATATGACATTTGAATACGAATCGTTTACAATTTATGAATCTGTTAACTTTGGATTAACTGAGTCAGATGTAAGTAGATTCGAAAATGCAAGAAACTTCAAAGGTCCAGCATTTGTCCCACTTAACTTGCCTCCTACATTAAAACAAATGGACGTTGACTTGCTTGATGGTTACGCCAGAACAGTTCAAGTACAGGCTTCACCTACAACTAATCCGTCAAGTGCCGAAGCTGTCAACGGCTCAGATGCACAGAGCGATCAGTACAGAGCTCCTCCACCAATTGATTCGGACTTAGCAGGTTCTCCAGAATTCCAAGCACAAGTGGCCCAAAATTCTCAGAGTACTCAGACTGCTGATTCGGCAATAGTTGTAAACGGAAAACTAGCTCAAATCTACGGTGACGCAGCTACATTTGCTAACCCAACAGGCAAAGATAAGAGTTTCCTAGGCGGACTGTTAAGCAATGTTGCCGATCAGGCGCTTTCTGCTGCAATACATGGTAAGAGTGTTAAAAATGCTGTAATCTCAACAGCAGTAGGCGGTGTAGTATCTGGTATTACAAGTGTAATTAAGACACCGACTAGAGGCATTAAAACTACTGTTCAAGAAACTTCTGGCTCTTCTGCTGAAAAACAAAAAGTAACTCCAACTGAAGGAGGCGGCCCGTAATGTCATCGACCAATCTGTACGACACCTTCGGTAATGAAGTAAAATATCAAGTTACACAAAATACTCTAGTGGCGTATCTAGAAAACGCCACAGTTAAATTTCCTATACCAGAAGCAAGTACTGCAATCCTAGCAGATTTATTTAAGGATAAAGATGATCCTATAAACTCTGATCTACTTGAACAAGTACAACAGAGATTAATTAAATCTGGTTTTAAAGAAGCTAATGCTAGAGCAATGGCAAATGTTTTAATTAGAGTAGCTGCACAACAGCGTGTCAATCCTATGGATTACTTTAGTGTTAATGATAATTCTTTAAAATTAACAGTAGATACTTACAATACAATTAATGCTTTAAGACCTGTAGGAAATAGAATTAATTTAGTAAGACCTTTAAACAATGCATCAACATTGTTTAAAGATTTGATAAAGCCTTAACATGTCACAGTTTTCGCAAGGGGTTTATACAGTATTAAACCCTCAAAAATATGTAGGTCAAAATGTCCCTTACTTTAGAAGTAGCTGGGAATTAGCATTTATGCGTATGTGTGACCAACACCCTAATATTTTAAAATGGGCAAACGAAAGCGTAAAGATTCCGTATCTTAACCCTCTTACAAACAAATGGTCAAACTACGTTCCAGATTTTATGATACAGTATGTAGACAAAAGCGGAACAGCTCATGTAGAGCTAATAGAGATAAAACCTAGCAATCAGACTACACTAGAAAATGCAAGAACAGCAAAAAACAAAGCAGCAACTATTGTAAATTCTGCAAAATGGGCCGCAGCACAAGAATGGTGTCAGCGCAAAGGTATACGCTTTAAAGTTATCAACGAAGATCAAATATTTCATACTAATAAAAAGCGAACACCTAAAAGCAGAGTAGCTAAGAAGAAAAAGTAATAAGTAGTTGTATGACTAGAAAGTTAGAAGAAGAATTTAATCTTCCACCCCTAGAAGAAGCATTGGAAAATACTGCTAGTGTAGGAGAAACTACAGATCAGCAGTTAGCGACCATTGACGAAGTACAAGAGGCTATTAGTATTAGCGAAAAAATTGATAATGCACTAGCTGAAGTACGTGGTATGGAAGTTCACGACAGTGAAATGGATGCTATTGCACTAGAAGCAATGAACAGCTATCAGCAGCTTATGAGCTTGGGCATGAATATGAGCGATATGGCAGCAGGACAGGTTTTTAACAATGCTGCAAATATGCTTAAAATTGCACTAGAAGCCAAAGACAGCAAAGTAAGCCGCAAGCTAAAGCAAGTAGACTTAATGCTTAAAAAAGCGCGAGTAGATCAAACTGCTAAAAAGATAGGCGATAGCGAAGCGGAAGAAATAAGCTCTAACACCTTTGACCGTAATGAACTGTTAAAAATGTTAGGCAAGAGTGATAAATAAATGCATAGTTGTATAACAACTTAAAAATTATTAGGAGAATAAAATGGCACAAACCAAAGGTAATGGTAAAGGCGTTGCAGAATTTGCAACAGGTACACTAATTAGCCGCCACAATCTTAAAGCGGTAGTAATTGATGCAGGCGGAAGTTTAGCATCAGAAGACGACAACACTCGTGAAGCAGTAGAGCGTGTTCTATCAATTGTTCAACCTCTAGCATACTTCCTACCATCAAACACCAGCGGTCAGTTACACTGCATCGTTGACGGTTCACAGTTTGATGCAGCTTCTGTAGAAGATCAGCTACAAGCTATTGGTACAGACACTGTTAACGGTTACGACTTCTCAGGCGCAACTGTAACATTGGGTACATCAATCGTAGTATCATAATACTGTAAAGTATTAGACAAATTGGGAAGGGGTCCTAGTGGCCCCTTTCTTTTTGACAAAAATGATAAATAGTTGTAACAGGAGATTGAACCCATGCAACTAAAAGATTTCATTACTGAAAGTTTTAAGAAAGAATACTCATTTAGAGTAAAAATTGCGGCTGACTGTAAGCCCGAGCATTTAGATATTATTGAAAACTGCTTGGCTAAGTATAATGTAGTTAGCGTAGCACCTTTCAAGCGTACTCCAATCCAAGAGAATCCAATGGAATTTGTTCGTGCAAAAGGCGTAAAGCTAATCAGCGAAGTATGCAGTACAGATGTTGTGTTAAAGTATCCTGTTCATGAAAGAATTTTAGAAGTATGGTTAGCAGTGCATTTGGGTTTAGATCACGATAGAGTACTGTGCTATAACGTTAAAGAGCCACGTAAGCTAGAAGCAGACAATGCAGCAGACCGTACAGCTTATAATAAAGATCGCACAGTAACCGAAGATGATGCAGTACTAGCCAAAGACGATGGTCAGTCACATTATGAAATGCAAAATGAAGGCTTAGAAGATGGCGTTTATTTTGGCGAAGAATATAACAAAAAGTTTTTAGACACCTTAGCAAAAATTAAAGCCGAAAAAGGCGCAGACTATTTTAAAAATTATCCAACAAAAGATGAAATTATGGGCGATAATTTAAAGCCATTATGGGACGTAATGCACGGCCAGGCGAACATGGGTAGAGGTGTAGAAAACAAAGAAGTTGACATTATTAGTCAGAGTGCTAGAAGGAACTAAAGATGCGTTTGTCTAATATTTTTGAATTATCAGGAATGACACCATCGCCTGAAATGGGAATGAATCCAGCACCAAAACCTGGTTCAGCTCCAGCAGCCGCAGCCGTTTCGGGCGCCAATGCAATGAGAGGTGTAACTGGACAGTCTGGCTCAGCAGTAGCAAAAGCACTTGGTGCATTAGGTTCAGGTAAAACACTAACACCCGGTCTTGCAAAAGCATTAGATCCTTACGCAGATGCACTAACAAAAATTTTATCAGATCCACAACTAAGAAGTAAATTTGTGCAATTAATGAAACAAGCACAAAAAGAAGAACCTGCACAAGAAAACGTTAATGAAGATCAAGACAGCATTGATGCAGTAGCAGGTGCAATCACACGCCGCATTATGATGCAACACACTGATCTATTAAGCAAGTTCGGTCCTGTAAAAGTTATGGCAGCTATTGATGACGTTGCTGATTTTGCAGGCAGCGATGGCTTAGATGAAATTGGTTCAAGCGATGTAAGCATCTGGACTAAACAAGTAATTCAAGATTTAGAAGCAGGTCACTTTGACCATATGGAAAGTGTTGATGAAGCGTTAAACGTAAAACAGATTAAGAAAGATCTCGATTCTGGCATGTCTGTAGATGCAGTTATTGGTAAGCATGCCAATAAAAACACATCTAATACAGACGAAATCCGCAAAATAATTAAACAACATGCGTGGAACAATCGCATGAAGAAAGAAGATGTTGAAGAAGCAGAAGTCGACGAAGTTGACACAGTAACTATGGATGTTCCACTGTTACTACGTATGATGGAATATGCTAGAGAAGATGCACACGAAGATATGGATTTACATGACGTAGCAGAGCGTATGATTGCAATGTCAAAAGACGGTCCATTAAGCATGGACGACTATGACAGCATTGTCGGAAGTGTCGAAGCATTACCAGCACCAGAAGAAGAGCCTGTTGAAGAAGGCTATTACGCTCCAGGGCCTGAAACAATGCCAGGCGCAGTAGGACCGCAAGAAACAACTACTGTAAGTTTTAATCAAAGTAAGCAGATGGGTGATGCTACATTAAACATCAACGCATCAGCAAAAGATATGGAAGAATTGCATCGTATTCTAAAGCTAGCAGGCATTGATTACGATAGTGATGGGGGAAAACAAGAGCCAAGTATGCAAGACGTTGCAGTAGCTCTTGCACCACATGCACCAGAAGCACCAGCTGAAGAGCCATGTGGTTGTGAAGATGAAGAACCAGCAGACGTAAAATATAGCACAGACAAACAGACACTAATCAATGTTTTACGTGATAAACTACAAAAAAGGCTGGCGTAACACTTAAACTCTTTTGGAGTTCAGAAAGCCCGCAACAGCGGGCTTTTTTTTCGATAAATATCTATATGGCTAAAGGTACAGTAGAAAGTAGTCTAACTAAATCAGCGTATGCTAAAGTAGCGTACAGTAATGACACGCTAAAAGAATTTAGGGCATGTTGTCATCCGCAAACCGGTCCTAGATACTTTATGGAAAAATACATGATGATTCAGCACCCTACAAAAGGTGCCATTAAGTTTGTTCCATTTGATTATCAGTTAGAGCTAATTAAGAATTACAACGATTATCGTTACAGTATTAACATGCTAGGTCGCCAGATGGGCAAGACCACTGTTGCTGCTGGCTATCTACTTTGGTATGCAATGTTTGTACCAGACAGTACTATTCTTGTTGCCGCACACAAACAAACCGGTGCTAGTGAAATTATGCAACGTATTCGTTATGCATATGAAAACGTACCCGACTATATTCGAGCAGGTGTAACTGAATACAACAAAGGTAGTATCACCTTTGATAATGGATCACGTATTGTGAGTACCACAACTACAGAAAACACTGGTCGTGGTATGTCTATCTCGCTAATTTATCTAGACGAGTTCGCGTTCGTTAGAAATACTATTGCTAAAGAATTTTGGGCTGCACTATCTCCTACACTGTCAACTGGTGGTAAGTGTATTGTTACTAGCACACCTAGCAGTGATGAAGATACATTTGCTGAAATTTGGAAAGCAGCAAACAAGACTTTTGATGAATATGGTAACGAAACCGAAGTAGGTGTAAATGGGTTTAAAGCCATGTTTGCTAAATGGGATAAGCACCCAGAGCGTGATCAAGTATGGGCCGATGCAGAACGTAGTAGAATTGGTGACGAACGATTCCGTCGTGAACACGAATGTGAATTCGTTATTTACGATGAAACATTAATTAGTGCAGTCAAATTATTAGACCTACAAGGCACTGAACCAATTTCTAGAATGGGACAAGTACGCTGGTATAAGCATGTAAGTCCTGCAAATATGTATGTAGTTACATTAGACCCCAGCGCCGGCACTGGAGGGGACAATGCTGCTATTCAAGTTGTAGAGCTGCCGTCTATGATACAAGTTGCAGAATGGTGCAGTAATAAAACACCTATTGAAGGACAGATGCGTACCATGATGGACATTATGCAGTACATCAAAGAACGCGGCGCACACCAAATTTACTGGACTGTAGAAAACAATACTATTGGTGAAGCAGCATTAGTTGTTATTCGAGATACGGGAGAAGAAAACTTCCCCGGTGACTTCTTGCATGAGCCGAAGCGTATTCAAGGCTACAAAGGTCGCAAAGGTTTCCACACTAATCACAAGAGCAAAGTTGAAGCAGCTATTGCACTAAAACGTTTAATTGAAAAAGACAAGATTACTGTTAACAGCAAAATGCTTATAAGTGAACTTAAGAACTTTGTTGCCAGGGGTAATAGTTATAGTGCTAAACCAGGACAAACAGACGATTTGGTAATGAGTCTTTTAATTGCTGTTCGTGTTATAACTTATGTTAGTACATTTGAAGATGAAGTGTTTGGCGCAGTTAACAATAGTTTAAGCGCAGATGAATATCTACAAGAAGATGAATACGACTCGCCCATGCCGGTATTGTAATGATTCATATTGAAAAACTTTCATTAAAGGGCGTTGCTACCTATACTTGGCAAACATTTGTTGATCATTTATTAAACGATAAAGTATCTAGAAACTTAGCGTTACCTCATGATTTTCGTACAGATCAAAGAAATTATATTTCTACAAATATAATATCACCGTATGTTTTTCCTAAGTTGAAAGATGTTTCAATTGGAAAGTATTATGGTAATACTGGAGCAGATATTGACGAGTTATTGTTGTCTCAACCTAACATTGAAAATTTAGCGATTGAAATAACAGTTGATAATATAAACTCGTTGCCAAAGCAAAAGTTAAAGCGTTTGCTTGAAAGTTATATTGTTATATTAAACGATTTTGAAGAAGGCGGTACACTATACGGACCACCAAGACCTCACTTAGTAGAAATTTTAACAAACCTAAACATAAAACCAAAGATGCTGTTTCTAGTAGGTTTTTGTTTTCAACTAGATGACTGTTATCCACCTCTTAACATTTATAAAGTTCCTTTTGAATACTGGGCTGTTCAATCCGCAATAGTCAGTAAAACATTTTCTTCTGCTATTTTTGATAAGTCTATACAGCAAGAAATGTTAGACAAATTATCGGTTGACGCTACAGAGTTTTGTGCAGTGCCGTTATTTAAGCCTAGAAAAAACAGAGTTGAACTGTTAGTACAACTAGACAAACTTGGTATTCTAGAAAAAACTAATTGGAGCTTGGCGTATAATATAACTAAACATAATTATGCATCTACTGTACGCTATAAAAAATCAGAGTCTTATACAGATGAACAACTAGGGTTTTTATCTAAGTATACATTTCCTAAATTTTTAGAAGGACCCTCAGTGGATTGGGTTGATGTAATATCTCCTCTTCCAGAATGGTTTAACAGATATAAGTTTAATGTTTGTGCCGAAACTTATATGGGACACGAAATATCTACACCAATGGGAGGACCCGCAGGTGTAACCGAGAAAACATATAAAAGTTTTCTGACCGGGGCAGCGCCAATTATGTATGCACCCAAAGGCGCAATTACTCATGTTAAAAATTATGGTTTTAAATTACTCACCGGTGAATTTGACACTACTAACCCAGTAGAAGTGAGTAAACTAGTTGCGTATTATTATAAAAATCCCACGTATACAATAGATTACAAACTGCATAACTTTGAAAGAATTACAGATTTAGGTTTTCTTACAGATCTCGTTTGTGAGCCTCTAAATAAGATAGCAGAATTGATAAATAGTATTAGGAGATAATACTATGGCAGTTAATACGCAAAAACTTGCAGAGAAAATCTTTAACCTACTAAAGGGTTACGGGTATACTGTAAAATCATACGATCCAGAGGGAAAACTAGTTATTAACCCTCAAGACGCTACACGTTTCTTAGTGGATAAGCCAAACGTGCTAGTACGTATTGATTTAAACAATATGCAAGTTAGTTTAGCTACCAGCGAAGATCTAAGCGACCATCCTGTACGCGAACAGCTTAAGAAGCTAGTTTTTAATTCAAGTCCAGAACTTACATTTGACTATAGAGTGTTTGGTAAGAAGTTAAAAGCTAAGGGTGAAGCAATTAACATAATTAAAAATTCGGAGAAAGATATGGCGGATGTAATGGAAGGCTTTGGGGTAATGACAGGCAGCACAAAGACCAGCTATCAACCACTAGACAACATTAAGATTGTTGTTAAGCACAGAAAGCCTGTTAACGAGGAATCACGCGGAGCCCGCAGCAGAAACATCCACAGCATTTATATTCAGCGCGGCGAAGAGAAGTTTAAGATGCAGGAAAACAGTTTAAGAGCTGCTCGCGCAATGGCACGTCATATTCACAACGGCGGTGAAATGTTTGACAGTACTGGTCAAGCTATTACTGAAATGGCGAAAGAATATCGTCAGCTTGGCGACTTTGTGCGTTATGTACGTAGTGCTAACCTAGTTAACGAAAACAACGAGCAGTATGTTAGCATGGCTGTAGAAAATATTGAAAACATCAGAGGTATTTTTGATAAGCTATCAGGTGTTAAGACATATGCAACAGCCGTTGAAAGTCTAGAGGACCGCTACAGTGTCGAGATTCTAGAGGACAGCATTGACTTAGAAAGTAAGTTTGTTGAAACTCACTTTGATGATCGTGTTGCTAACGCAATGGATAGCATTAAACGTGCTATGGCCAGACAGCAATCTTTTGAAAGTACAATTGCTAATGCTGTAGCAAATGAGTCATTTGAAAATCTCAAAGACTTACTAAGCGAAAGCGATACTATTGAATTTGCTTCACCACATGCTAGACTTGGACATCAAGTAGCACAAATGGGTTACGCTGCTCAAAATCCAGTGTTAGGCAACTATCTTCAGAACATTAGTAAGAAGTTAAACGCAGGCGGCTCACTCAATCAGTTTGAGTATACAACTGTAAAGAGTTGCTTACTATGTGCTAATGAAGCAAGAGTTAAAAGTGTTCCAGGAATGACCGAATCCGAAAGTTACGAAAAGTTTTTGGATCAGTTCATCGTAGACTAACCGGAAAAAACATTTGAAACAACGAGCCCTGTATAAGTAACATTATACGGGGCTTTTTGTTCTGTATAGATAAATAAAATTGTTAGAAAAAGGTGTTGACTTTTTTCTATCTAGGCATTAAACTTAAAAAACGTTCTTATATTAAGAACAAACATGGCACATATGGCAAAGGAGAAATATTATGGCCTCATTAGCAGACATCCGCGCAAAGCTCGCGGCAATGGAATCAAAACCAGGTTCCAACAACAACCAAGCGCAAAGCGATAACGCAATTTATCCGTTCTGGAATATCGAAGAAGGCGCTTCCGCAACATTCCGTTTTCTACCAGATGGCAACGAAAAGAATGATTTCTTTTGGGTTGAACGTCAGATGATCCGACTAACCTTCCCAGGTGTAGTTGGCGGTGAAAACAAGCCTGTAAACATTCAGGTACCATGCGGTGAAATGTACGGCGACACATGTCCAATTCTAACTGAAGTTCGTCCTTGGTTCAAGGATCCTGCACTAGAAGAAATGGGCCGTAAGTACTGGAAGAAGAAGTCATACATCTTCCAAGGCTTCGTTACAGAAAATCCTCTTAACGAAGAATCTCCTGAAAATCCAATTCGTCGTTTCGTAATTGGTCCTCAGATTTTCAACATCATTAAGTCGGCACTAATGGATCCAGATATGGAAAATATTCCAACCGACTATCTAAACGGTACAGACTTCCGTCTAAGCAAGACCACTAAGGGTCAGTATGCTGATTACAGCACTTCCAAGTGGGCTCGTAAGGAACGTAGTCTAGATGAAACTGAACTTGCCGCAATTGACAAGTTTGGCTTATTTAATCTAAATGACTTCCTCCCAGCTCGCCCAACTGCTGATCATTATAAGGCTATTGCTGAAATGTTTGAAGCAAGTGTTAATGGCGATCTTTATGATCCAGCACGTTGGGGCAACTACTACAAGCCATACGGCGTAGAAGTTCCAGCTGGTGCAGCCAGCCCAACACTACAGAAGGCTAGTGCTCCAGTAGCAAAGCCTGCTCCAACACTAGTAGCAAAGCCTGCGGTAGAAGAAGATGACGAAGCACCGTTTGATACAACTCCAGCACCAAAGGTAGAAGCAGCACCCTCTCCTGCTCCAGCAGCAAGTGACGGCGCAAAGAAGTCAGCCGATGACATCCTTGCAATGATCCGTAACCGCAAGCAAGCCTAAGGAGAGAATATGCAGAAACCATTTGATTTGACCAAGTTTCGTACTGGTCTAACTAAAAGCATCACCGGTATCAGTGCTGGCTTTCACGACCCACGTGATTGGATCAGCACTGGTAATTACACACTAAACTATCTTATCAGCGGAGACTTTAACAAGGGTATTCCGCTGGGCAAGGTAAGTGTGTTTGCCGGAGAATCAGGTTCAGGTAAATCATTTATTTGTTCCGGCAATATTGTGCGTCACGCACAACAATCGGGCTGTCAAGTCGTTCTTTTTGACTCCGAGAACGCACTTGATGAAGAATGGTTGAAGGCACTAGATGTCGATACCAGCCCAGAAAAATTACTTCGTATTAGTGTTAGCATGATTGACGATGTGGCCAAAGCCATCTCAGACTTCATGAAGGACTACAAAAGCAATTATGGTGACCTACCCTACGAAGACCAACCCAAGCTAATTTTCGTAATTGATAGTTTGGGCATGTTGCTTACTCCAACTGACGTAGATCAGTTCCAGAAAGGTGACATGAAGGGTGACATGGGCCGTAAGCCCAAGGCACTAACTGCATTGGTAAGAAACACTGTTAACCAGATTGCTCCTTATCCAATTGCACTAATTGCAACCAACCATACATATGCAAGTCAGGATATGTTTGACCCAGACGATAAGATTTCGGGTGGTCAAGGCTTTATCTATGCATCAAGTATTGTTGTTGCAATGCGTAAGCTCAAGCTCAAGGAAGATGAGGACGGCAACAAGATTAGCGAAGTACGAGGCATTCGTAGTGCTTGTAAGGTAATGAAAACTCGTTACAGCAAGCCTTTCGAAAGCGTACAGATTAAGATTCCGTATGAGTCAGGCATGGATCCATATAGTGGCCTATTGGATATGTTTGAAGCAAAGGGTATCTTAGCCAAGGAAGGTAACAAGCTATCTTATACTTCTCCTGTTACTGGCGAAGTTATCAAGGAGTTCAGAAAAGGCTGGACCGGCGCCAAGCTACAGATAATTATTGACGAGTGGAATAGTAATCCTCTTGCCAGTAAGGATACTGTAGAGGACGCTTCCGCTGATGACTTTGAACCAGCACCGGAGGAATATGCAGATGAGTCCTGAAGTTGCACTTCTCGATGAAATTTGGGATATTGTAAAAGTACATGTCCCAAAGAAGGATAGAGTTGAATTTGCAGAAACAATTCTTAGAACATTTGAAGATCATTTAAGTTTAGATGATATTGAAGAACATCTTCAAAGTTTTGATTCGGCAATGAAAGCAGCAATTAAAAGTCATTTTGATTATTTGTTAGATACAGATGACGAAGATGACGATTACAACACTGACTGGGATTAAGCATGAGTACTTGGTATAATAAGGTAGTCGACGATTTAGGTAACATCATTGACTGTATTGCCTACTTTGAAGATGAACTTGAAAATGCCAGATATGAATGCACAATTAAGGGTAGCCTGGAGAAATCCAGTGCTGCCCTACCCGGCATCACAGAGCATCGCTTCAATCAGCTACAAGAGATTGAAGCGATTCTCGAGCACTTGAATATTGAGTTACGCAAAGAGCGTAGCAAGGTGTTTAGAAAGTATTTGGAAGCATACAACAGACAACTCAGCAGCAGAGATGCAGAGAAGTTTGTTGACGGTGAGGAAAGTGTTATTACACTTACTCACCTATGCAACCAATTTAGTTTACTACGTAATAAGTTCTTAGGTATCATGAAAGGACTTGATACTAAGCAGTGGCAGATTGGTCATATTACAAGACTACGTACCGCAGGTATGGAAGATATTGTAATCAATTAACATGTCGAACTTAATAAAACCTATTATAGATTTTGCTGAACGTTTTAATACAGGTACTAATCCTAGAAGTTACCTAAAAAAGTTAATAGGTAATAAAC